CAGTAATTGCACCCGCCCTCCAGTGCCGTGACCCACACAGCCTCGGCAATCTCAGCCCACGCATCCCACGAGGGGTTGGATTGGATCAGGATTCTTGGTGCGCCGGTCACGGCGGAATATTCGATGTCAGTCATTGAGTGTCTCCATTCAGTCTGTCGACGTAGGCATCGGCTTCACGCTCCGCTGCCTCGATCTTCTGATACTCGATGCTGTCAGCCATCCGGCCTTGCACATCGTCGTAAACCTGCAAGTGCATCGCACCATGCTCGGCGGCCCACGAATCACGGCTCATCCATGTGGCATCTTCTTCCATGCCCATCAGCCAGCTTTTTACCTTACCCATTGTCTGCCCCCATAAATCCATCCATGAACTCGACAAACATCATACGCTTCATCTTCTTCAGCTTGCCGCTGTCAACAATGTAAATGCCATGCGGCACAAGATCATTGCGAACCACACGGTAAACACGAATCCGACCGGCGTATCGCTGGCCTTCCTTCAGCGGAAAGACTTCACGATTCCGCAGCAGCTTCTTCTCCAAGACACGAATTGAATCGCATACAGGCAGCAGACGATCAGCGACGTGTTTGCCACCGTCATCAAGCACTTCTTGCTTTGCGTAATATCTCGGCATATCTTCTCTCCTGTGGTTGCCGTTGTCCTATAATTTATAGTAACTAACCATTACTAATAGTCAACAACAAATACGCTACTAAAACGATTTTCTACGGGTAAACAGTTTTTGTTTTTGTTTTTTCTAAAATGGCGTAACAAGCGTAACAAGCGTAACAAACCCATATCCACCAACAATCACAGCCGTTACACTTCTGTTACGTTGTTACACTTATGAGTCGGGGTGGACGATGATTTTTGGTTTTTTAAACTGCAAAGGGCAAAAAATATCGCTATGGGAAAAGTAGGTAGACCCGCCGGACTGACGAACCGGCAACGTGAATTTGCCAAGTATTACGTCGAAGGTAAGTACAGCAACGCGGAGTGTGCGCGGAAGGCAGGGTACGCTGAAGGCAGTGCCAACGTGCAGGCGGCAAAACTTCTTGACGGCAAGACATTTCCAGAAGTGCCGAAGCTGATCAAAGAAATGCGGCAAGCACGAGAACGTCGATACGGCGTCACGCTGCTGAACCAGTTGAAGCGGTTCGAAGACTTGTCCATCGCTGCCGAAGAGGCTGGGCAGTTTTCTGCTGCCATCAATGCCGAGAAGATTCGATCCGCACTGGGCGGGTTGACCATTGACCGGCGTGAGTCGACGCACGTTCATCAACTTGACTCGCTGTCCCGTGAGGAGATCGTCGCTAGACTTGCTGCCATCCGGCAGGAATACCCCCATGCATTCGACAACATGAAACGAGTGGAAGATGCCCAAGACGGAGCGCAGCCTGTGGAACTCCTTGAAGCAGAATTTACCGAAAAAGACCCACTGCCAGCGGATTGAAAACCGTGCTGGACAAGGGATGCCGGACGTATATCTGTGCATGGATGGGGTGCCGGTCTGGTGCGAGTTAAAAATAATAAAGAATAATCGCGTATCCTTATCAACCTCGCAAATTGCTTGGCATTTGGCGCATACCCGTTGTAACGGTGTCAGCTTTTTCTTGGTGCATGACCCCTCGACGGGCGATGTATTTTTATTTGACGGTGGTTCGGCGGCCATGATCCATGGATCGCGGTTGGATAATCTGCGCTCCTGCGACCCTGCGCCTGCGTGTGTATGGGCAGGCCCGCTCCGGGCTGCGCCTGCGGCCCTGCGTGCCTGCGCCCATGAGTCGTGGGCCAGGAACTTCGAGTAAAAAAACACGGACCGCGATTCGCGGTCCGTGTTCCTCGAGGGATTAGTGGATGTGATAAGAAACATTCGGGACATCACTGGACCAGCAGGCGCGGCAGTCGCCGCATTTGCCTTGCTGTTCGGGTGCAGGGCACACGCGGCCCAGCGTTTTTTTGCCTGTGTGGACTGTTGAAGTGGTCGGCCATGCCTTGGGCCGTGGTCCGTCCACCATGTGGGCAGACATACGCAATACCGCGTTGTCGGGCAGGCGGTCGATTTGTAGCGCGCGCGTCCAGACTTTGAACTCGCGCGACGGAATCCAATGTCGCTTGTTTGGTGTCTGCCGGCATACGTCAATAATGTTCAGCGCCATGCCTACGTCAGCCACGTCCCCCGAATCAAACCAGCGGAACCACTCGCTGCGGACAATGTTAAGCACGTTAACCATGCGCGGCACAAAATCGGGCGCGTTAAAAAACGCCTCGCGCTCTATCATTTTTGCTTTGACATTGGGCATGTGATACATGCCCTTGCGGGCGTAGCAATCAGCGCATGTGCTGCCTTCTATCTCGGCAAGCCTGCTGCCTACGACGCACAGCCACGCGCTGCGGCTAATGCTATAGCCGGGCATCTTCGAGACATTGGACAATAGTTTTTTGTCCTGTCTTGCCTGTTTCAATTCTTCGGCATTCATCGTAATCCCTCCAACTGTAATGATTAACAACTGTTGCATAAATTTACTAAAACGTCAAGCCTGCGGCCTGCGGCCTGCGCCCTTTATCGTATCCCGGGGCGGCCCCGGGACTCGAGCGCTGCGCCTGCGCTCGATAAAAAAACCTGCGTACGCAGGTTTTTTTGCGGGCCGGGTATAAAAGAAGCGGGCGACTCGAGTCGCCCGCTCGATGTTAGATGATGCCGGGGGGAAAATGGTCTGACCAGAAATCTTCGTAGGCGCATTCGATGGCTTCGTGTGGCGACATGCCTTCGTCGAAATAGTCACGCCATCGAGCGTCCGGGAGATCATCGATCCCCACACCGATCTTTGCACCGATGATTTGATTGCACTGACGGTAGAAGCTGTTGAATGACTCATACATTGTTTCCTCCATACTATGATCACTAAGCGTTGCATATAATTACTCAAAAGGCAAGCGCGATCTGCGCTTGCGCGCTAAAAGAAAACCTGCGTACGCAGGTTTTCTTTTAGGCCCGGGGCAAAAGAAAAGGGCGGCCTGGGCCGCCCTTTCCGTTAGAATCCATCACCTCCGCAGCTTTCGCAGACTTCGTCGCGTTCGACGTGAAAGCCGCCGTGTTCGTGATCTACGACGGAACGCGTGACTTGGGTCACGCCTAGACCAACGCAGTCTGGACACTTGGCGTGGTCTGGAACGGGAAGCGTCAACGCTTCCCGCAACTTCGCCAACTCCTGTGCCAGCATGTTGATATCCATTCACGCTGCCTCCTTCACAAGACGGTAGCCGCCGCCGTCGCTCACGGACCGTGATTCGATCTTAATCTTGTGCTGAGTCCGCAGCACATAGATGTGCTGATGAATCGCGTTCTTATTGATCCGCTTGCCTGTCGCCCGACGCACTGCCGTGATCAGGTTGCGGGTCGACACGAACTTGCTGCCGCCCTGCGTTAACCGATCAAACACTGCTGCTGGGAGTGGGGCCATCTTCCGCGCACGGGCGGTCGCAACTGTCCGTGTCATGGCGGTGGGTGCCATGACCTTCTGCACATGCTGCTTGGCTGCGGCAGTCTTGTCGGCTGCCGCAAAGATGTCCGCCCACTCGGCGGCTGCTGGTACGTCCAGCGTGATGGTGACAGGGATATTAATCTTAGGCATGTCTAAATCTCCTTTTGACTAGACAGGTTTCAAGGCATGATTGCCCATGACTCAACGTTAGCAGCTATATGCAACCATCACAAGAGGTTCCTCGCTCACTATGAGCGGGGTTACTGTGGCAGGTTGTCGCAGGGCAACGCTCGTTTTGAGCGCCTGCCCCCCTTGCGCGCGCGCATAGCATATGCGTAGCATATGCTATGCTGGGTTGATAATTTCGATGGCCCGTAATATCGTTCGAGCATGACGGGTAACTTAGACCTCCTCCCTGAAGAAGTCCTGAAAGAGATGCTGCTCCTTGAAGAGCAGCGTCAACGTCTTGAGGTGCGCGACGTAGCTCAAGAAAAATTTATGTCATACGTGCAACACGTATATGACGGCTTCATTGTCGGGCGGCACCACAAAATCATTTCTGAAAAACTCGAACGCATCGCATCGGGTGACTTGAAGCGTTTGATAGTCAACATGCCTCCGCGACACTCGAAGTCAGAGTTTGCATCGTATCTTATGCCTAGTTGGTTCCTCGGCAGAAATCCCAAGTTAAAAATCATTCAGGCTACAATGAACACGGAACTTGCTGTAAGGTTTGGCCGCAAGGTCAGGGATCTTATCGCGGATCCGTTGTATCATGAGATTTTCCCGGATACCGACCTTAAACAGGACAGCCAAGCAGCCGGTCGGTGGGAGACCAGCGCGGGCGGGGAATATTTTGCAGCCGGGGTGGGTGCTGCAATGACAGGTCGTGGTGCCGACCTTCTTATTATTGACGATCCGCATTCGGAGCAGGACGCGCTGTCGGCGTCAGCCTATGACAACACTTACGAGTGGTACACATCTGGCCCGCGTCAGCGTCTTCAGCCGGGTGGTGCCATTATCATTGTCCAGACACGCTGGTCCAAAAAGGATTTGACGGGCAGGTTACTGCAAGCGCAGGCGGCGGACCTGATGGCTGACCAGTGGGAGGTGGTTGAGTTTCCTGCGATCATGCCGTCGGGGGAACCACTCTGGCCTGAATTTTGGAAAAAAGACGAGCTTCTAAAGGTGAAAGCCTCGCTGTCGCTGGGCAAGTGGAATGCTCAGTGGCAACAGAATCCTGTATCCGAGGAGACCGCTGTCATCAAGCGGGAGTGGTGGAACGAGTGGACAGAGGATGACATTCCGCAACTTGACTACGTTATCCAGTCCTACGATACGGCGTACTCCAAGAAAGAGACCGCTGACTACTCTGCCATCACAACGTGGGGCGTGTTCGAGCCACACGCGAATGGTGAGCAACATCTAATTATGCTGGACGCCAAGCGTGGGCGGTGGAACTTCCCCGAGTTAAAACAGATTGCGCTTGAGGAGAATGAATACTGGGAACCGGACATGATGCTGATCGAGGCCAAGGCGACGGGTATGCCACTGGCTGACGAGATGAGGTTACTGAACCTCCCTGTCATTACCTTCTCGCCGGGTCGCAAACGGGGCGGGGGTGGTTTGGACAAGACCACGCGCATGCATATGGCCTCTCCTATATTCGAATCAGGAAAAGTTTGGTATCCTGCCGCGCAGAAGTTCGCGGAGGAAGTAATCGAAGAAGTAGCTTCGTTTCCAAATGGCGACCATGATGACTTCTGTGATAGTATGACAATGGCCTTGATGCGTTTCCGCCAAGGTGGTTTTATCAGTTTACAGGGTGAAGAGCTAGAAGACATGCTCCCCAGCAGAAAACGTGAGTATTATTAATGGTCGCTGTTCCACAACCCAATCCTCGTCGCCGTCCGATGACTCTCCCTACTCCCCCGCCCGTGAACCGTGGTGCAGGGATCATGGCCCTACCGATGCGCCGTCCGACGGCATTGGAACGAAAGCGCGGGCGTCGTTTTCAATATCCTGGTGATCCCACGGTCGCCGATCCACGGTCCTTTAGCGAACGTATGGCGGAGGGTGCGGAGGTTTTGCAGGGCATTGGCGCCGGCATGGCGGCTGGTGTTGCGGGGTTACCGGCGGATTTGACGGGAATTGCTTTTGGTGATGTTCCAGCATTTGTAAACAAGTTGATTACTGGTGAGACCATTAATCAAGAAGAGTCTCCGTATTTTCGTCAATTGAACGAGTTCCGTGAAACCTATGGTGCAGAAGGTGTTATGCGCGCCATGGGGTTGGGGAA